CAGACAGCGCGGGTCATTCGCATCCGGGTGAAGAAAGTCAGGCAAAAATGGCGATGTTAACCATCACCACCGATGAAGGCGATTGCGGATATTCGTTCGCGCCGCCGGAAGTTGTGCGTCCGCACGTCGTGAACGCATTTTTCAGAAAAGTACTGATCGGTCAGAATCCGTTCGACCGTGAACGTCTCTGGCAGGATCTGGTGCACTGGCAACGCGGCAGTGCACATCAGTTGACCGAACGGGCGCTGTCGTTTGTCGAGCAGGCGCTGTGGGATCTGATCGGCCGCAAACTGAACATGCCGGTACACAAACTGCTGGGCGGATTCCGCGAGAAAGTACCGGCCTACGGCAGCACCATGTGCGGCGATGAATTGAAAGGCGGATTATCGACACCGGATGAATTCGGTCAGTTTGCTGAAAAACTGGTCGCGCGCGGTTATCAGGCCATCAAGCTGCACACCTGGATGCCGCCGGTGGCTTTTGCGCCGGATCCGAAAATGGACATCAAAGCCTGCGCCGCCGTGCGTGAAGCCGTCGGGCCGGACATCGAACTGATGCTTGACGGCTATCACTGGTACAGCCGCGCAGGAGGGTAATACACTGTTATTACTGATTAAACTACCTCTCCTACAAAACCCCTGCAAAATTCCTCAGCAAAACTGCATAACAATTAAACCGCTACTTCCTTCCATTCCTTACCGCGATCATCGTGATATTTTTCTGTCATCTGGCTGGTTTTGTGGCCCAAGAGGCTTTGCGTATCTATCCCCTGAGCACTGTATAAGCGTTCACATAAAGACCGTTGCTCATGGAATGTTGGGGGCGAATTAGCAACAAATTTAATACCTGACTGGTCTCTTGCCTTCGCGAAACCACGAGATAAAGTATCCTGATTCAGCTGGCCACCGCGTTCGCAGTTACTTAATGATCTGTGATGATGCAGGATCCATTTACTCAGGACGACATCACGACATTCGGCGATGACGTCCCGAAGACAAATATCCAAAACGTCACAGCGAATAGACAATGGAATGGCTACCTTCGCCCCAGTTTTTTGCTGGATCACGTGAAGTTTGTCATCCCAAATATCTGAGAATTTCATGGCCGCAATATCCCCGACCCGCTGCCCGGTGAGTATTGCAATCATCATGCCGCGCCGAACATAAGCCGGCTGCTCTGATGCCTTCGAATATATGGCTTTCCATTCATCGAGAGAAAGCCGTTGCCTGGTAACTTTTGCCCTTGGTTGTCTTGTCGCAATCGCCGGGTTATAACCCACAGGGACTTCACCCATATGCTGAGCTTCTTTGAACAGATCGCTGAGAACGGAGCGCACCATTTGCGCCATTCTTCCTTTACCTTGCTCTATATAAATATCTAAAATGCTGGCAATATCGCGTGCGCCAATTTCAGGCAAAGGCTTAATTCCGCATTGCTCTACAAATGCCTTTAAAGCCGGTTCTTTTCCAGTTGCGGTTTTAGGTTTTATTTCTCCGTTTTTTACCTTTTCCTTTAACATATTTCGATATTTATCTACCCACGAATTTGCAGTAATCCCCTTACTTGTTTCTCTGCTGATATTATTTCTGACCCTAATTAGATTTGCCATTTTCTGCTCATTCAGCTTCATATTAGCGTCGATGGCAATTGCTCGAGCCTCTTTTTCGCTGTCCCCTAATCCGTGGAATTTTCCAGTGACTGGGTGTTTATAACGCCAGTAAACCTTTTTGGTTCTGGCGTCGGTATAGCAGGAGAGTCCGGGGATATTCACATTATATTTACGTGGACGTGCCATCTTCGAGAATCCTCATTAAACGTGGATCTATGTCCTTGCTGATCTCGGGCTTCTCGGCCATGCCAATGAAACGCGCTGATGCTTCTACACGCCAGCATCGCCCAGCCTTAACGGGAAGAGGGTAAATCATTCCGTTTTTGGCATACCTCATCAATGTTGCTCGACTTGGTACTGGCGCTGAGAACTCTTCGAGAGCCCATTCATCTAACGTTAATGTTCTCGCCATAATCACTCCACACGTTTAGTTATAACTGGCTGCACACCGGCTTACTGGCTGATCTGAAATCGGCCGTAATATTTCCCAGCTCGCCACCAGAGCCTTTTCTCCCCTGGCGGCATTGCTGGCGCAAACTCAACTGGAACAAACCACAGATTCAGCATTCGTTTCACGAAAATCCGCCTGACTAAATGAGCGCGCTTAGTCATTACTGTTGCCTGACTCCGCCACCTGTTTTGCCAGTTTCTCAGCTTCACGAAAATCCCAGTCTACGCGGTGGGCTATGGTGAGCGCAGAACGAACGGAGTGCCCAATCATGTCATCCAGAGCGTCGAGGGTCATTGCCATGTCTGGATTTCTTTCCAGTATCACAGCACGCTGAATCTGCCAGCGATTACAGGTTTCAAGCAGTGAATTTCCCATATCACTCACCATCCTTCACGATGCCGCTCATATCCTGCATCAGGCGATGGTCACTGGTGGAAACGATACCTGGCTTTGGTGCTGCGGATAGCATGTCGCGATAAACGTCGTATGTTCCGAATGATTCTGCGCCAGCATCCAGCATTTCATGGGTTGGCTCTTTCGGCACCAACTGCCAGCTTTCCGGCACAACCGGCAACTGCAGGGCGGTGAATAGCTCCCGCACTTCTGAGCCTTTGATTTTGAAATGCTCGTAATGCTCCTTATCCACATCACGCCAAAATCCGTCGTAATACATCTGATACACCGGCACCTGATCGCTTTTCAGCTCTGCAATTTCTGCCCGCAACTCGTCAATAGTTTCTTGCATGTCGATCATGTCGTGGACATGCTGGGGAACACCTTCACAGCGCACCGGCTCATTAGCATCAGCCCGCTGGCGTTCTGCTTCGAATGCATTTAGTACCAGCAAAATATTTTGAGCCTTGAAGGTGGTATCTGCGGCATCATACATATCGATGATTTTTCCGACTTCGCCGTTATTATTTTCGCCTTCTGCATCGATAATCCGATCGGCAAGGGTGCGCATTTTGAGCATCAGCACCGAGAGATCAGTTGTATGTGTCATACAACCTCCTTCAATACCAGGCGGCCATCCATCAGTGCCTGTTTAATGGTGTTGAATTCCCAGCAGTAGATATTTGCGTCAACATAGACCCGCAACCCTTTGGGGTAGTCGTGCTTTTTGCGCTTAATGAAAGCCTCTGCACCTTCGCGAGTAAAATGGCTGTTAACGTATTCCCATTCCTCGCTGTACCCGGTAAGCGTGTGGTCTTCCAGTTCGCCCAACACATACCACTGGTCGTCTTCGTCCGCGTGCAGGAACTTCTTTTCGCACCAGTCCTGCGAAGCCTTATTCAGTTCTGCCTTTTGCTGCCGGTCGCAGTCGTCCCAATACTCTTTCGGGGAGAACCACTGGCGGTCATCGAGGCAAATAACCTTTTCTGGCGCATAATCCAAATCGATGCCGGTGATCAGGCGCTTTCTTTCAACTATAAAAATTGCGTCGGCTGTGCAGTGATCGCTCACGCCTTCGCCTTGGCAGTGATACTTCAGGCGCTGGACGAAATCAGCGAAAGTTTCTGGCGTCAACTTATCGCCGCCGGCGAGGCTTTGTTTGGTTGTATCAGTCATTATGCGTACTCCGCTTCTTCTTTCTGGCGCTCTTTGCGACCACGATACCAACCACGTTTAATCCAGCGGCGAGCCTTACGCATAGCATCTATATCGCTGCGCACAGGTTCAGGAAAACCGCCGTACATTACTGTTTTTGGCGTATCATTTTCGTAGCCTTGCTCTTCACCAATTTCCATGATGTTGTCGCGGTAATATGCAAGCCATTCAGCGCAGTTACATTGCGGACAGGGAATGTCTCCGCCGTTGTTGAGGTAACCATCAAACCCGCTGTCGGCATCCCACAGATATCCCTCACAACAGATGCTGTCAGGATAATGCGCACCAAACTCGTATCCCTGATATCCACAATCATCCAGCACCTTTTCTGCTTTTATTTTACTCATGGCTGCCCCCGGTTCAGAACATCAACTCTTCCCAGCGGCGCATAAACAAAGCTCTGGCCTGTACTGGGTTGAGAGGTGTGATAAGAATGTCGGTCGGCATGATGCCTTCCAGAATCGGCCAGTAGTTATCAGCATCGACTTCCAGATCCCGGCGTTCGGTCGCCAGCATGATGAGGTCAGCGGTTTTGACGATTGCGCTCATCTCCCGCGGCAGTTCGTACTTCTCACGGATAAGGCCATCAATCTGGCGCTCGATGCGGGCATAGTCCGGCAGCATGCGTTTCAGCGGGGCGGGGATGTCTTTCATGTACGCTTCAGTGGCGTCGTGCAACAAGGCTTCACGCTGGTATTGCGGTTCAACAATCATGCTGCACAGAACAGAGTGCTGAGCCACGCTGTAGAAGTCGGCAATCTGCCCGGCAAAACGGCATTCGTGGGACAGACCCTGCGCGATGTCTGCAATATTGAAGGCGAGCACATTAGGATTTGAGAAATCCAGATGCTGGCCAGAAAAGGTGGTTAACCAAGTCATAAAATTACTCCACACGTAGTTTTAGGTTGAGCGAATGCCTTGCCAGTGATGGCAATTAATTAAATTCAGATGGTTTTAAATTATCTTTGGGCTTCGCCGCCCAGCGCGGAAATAAGGCTCGAAATCAGCGTGGAATATTCGCTGGTCACCAGAATGAAATCAGCATTAAAGCGCGCGGCGAAATCTTCACGGTCGATGTCGTCATTCTGATCTGACAGTGTGTCGCTCGGTTTCAACTTCTTCAGCGTGAACGAGTCATTGATCTGGAAGCTGACGCGTTCCTGCCAATCCATCGACAGCTGGGTAACCAATTTGCCGTTTTCGATATGCGTCCCGATCTCGTCGCTGACCAAAGCCTGCTTCTTACAGTGGATAGTGCCGCCTTCTTCTAGAATCGCTTTCAGCTCGGCTTCATCCTGCAAAACGAACCCAGCTGGCGGCTCACCGGTGCGCACCCAATCGGTCAGGGTCAGCTCGATAGGCGTTTCCATCGTCAGCGGTACCACCGGCAGGGAACCGAGGCTTTTGCGAAGAAGAGCCAGCATGTCTTCTGCCTTTTTGGCGCTGACCGCGGCGACCATAATCAGGCGGTTATCCAGATCAATCCACATGAAGTTTTGGGTGTAACGGCTGAATGCGCGTGGCATAAGGCTGTGTAGCACTTCGTCTTTCAGCGAATCTTTCTCTGTTTTCTTCAGCTTTCGATGCTGTTCGCCTTCCAGCTGTTCAATCCTTACCGCCAGTTCCTGCTTAATCACCGGCGGCGGAAGCATTTTCTCTTCACGCTTTGCGCAGATCAGAAGTTGATGGCCAGCGGCGTGAACCAACTGATCGCCGCCGAACTTGCCCATTGGTGATACCCAGCCGGTTTTAGCCATATCCTGGCTGCCGCACGGGGAGAAAACAAAGGCGCTCATCTGGCGTTGCATTTCCTCAGCATCGAGCGCGATATCTCGGCTCATGCGGTAAATCAGAATGTTTTTGAACCAAAGGTCTTTCACGTTAATCACTCCTGTTTATGCCCACTGCACCGGGCGGTAACTCACACACATAGACAAGGGCGGCCGGTAATGCACAGGGCGTGCTGGGTGGGTGCCAGCGACCCTTGTCTATGCCTGCGAAAAAATTGGCGGTGGTCATGATCAGAACACTATCTTCGCTCCCCCTGATGTTGGATGGTTGAAGAGTCATGCCACCGCCGAAAAACAACTACACACAGCAATTATCGAGTTCCACGTCGATCTGGTCGGGCGGCGGTAATCGAAACCGCAACCGGGCGGGATAGGCCCGGCCATCACCTGATGCTTGCCACAACGTAGAGAACACTGGGTTCCGATTCTTCCACGCTCAGTGCTGACTTAAGCGTTTCTCCGTCGGGACGACAGCTGTCAGCTTTCGGAGCTGCCGCCAGTGCTCTCTACGTTGTGTTACACATAAGGCTTGGCTTTCAATCGAATACGAGCTTCCTTCTCCAGAAGCTTTTTTAAGGCTGTCATTCTTCGCTTTTTAGACTTGCGGTCACAACCCGATGCCATACCCATTAACACTCGTAGCGCGGCACCGTCGCCTCTGGATAAAAATTCAACTTTTATCCCACCGCAAGAATTAGCGAACTCGGTCCCGATTTCGCGGATCGTCATATTGAGACTGGTATTCTTCAGGCGGTTCTCTGCAAAAATTACCGCCTCAATTAGCTTTGATAACTGGCTGTCGCTCAGTTCTTTTTCTGGATTCTCAATCATCTCAGTGCGTCGCCGTGGAAAAGTGCAAACTTGCAGCGATGAACTGAACTACTGAACGAAGCACCGCTTCACTTTCAATTGTTGCTGGCAGCTCCTCCTTGATTTGCTTTGGCAGGTAAACATTACCGTTCCAAGTTAGGTTCTGAGCGTTGAGGCGGTAACTGCACAGCCATTCACAATCGTTATCAGCTTCCCAAAAGCAAACCGCTGTATAGGTTTCTTTATCAGAATCCAATTCCTCGAATGTTATTTCTAAACCGCGGCGTTTAGCCATGTTGAAAGTGGTTTTGCTGATATCCATCCTGATACCTCATTAAGCTGCTGTACCGACCTAAATCACTTTAAAAAGAAACCAGGCCAGACCTAAAACAATCAAGAAAATTGCGGTCATTGCCCCCCAAATCCTGATCATTTCTATCCATATTTCCTGCTGTGTTTGGCGGTACTGTTTTTTTGTGGACAGATTTACCGCCATACCAATGAGAAAGAAGGTTACAGATACAAGTCCGTACAGCTTCAATCCGTAAAAAATCATATCCACTTTGCCCCCTCATTAAGCTGCTGCGTTCTTGCCGTTGATCCAGATGCTTGAGCGAATCATCTGATGCTTCATGCGCCATCGGTAGCTACTTAGTGGGCGTCCTTCCTGTTCGCTGTTGATGGTTTTAAGATAGCGCTGCGCTATTTTTAAGTCAATAGCGTTGCGCTATTATTTTATGTGTGGAGCAAAAAAAAATCCCGAGATTCGGGATTGATTTTTTGCTGAGTTAAGTTTTGGAAACTACCTTGCCATCAGACCAGATAAGTTTAAGCTCGCGCTTTATTCTCACTGGTGGAGCTTTTTCTTTGATCTAACCATTTTCTGATTTTCAGTTCGATAGAGTCAATATAAGCTCGGGCATCTCGATCAGCCCAATCTGGCGGACATGTCTTATCGGCCTCTAGCAAGTAATCAACGAAAGCTTTTATCGTTTCATCCGCGCTGCTATACAACTCCCAGGGGCCCGCCCCTTGCCTATAAAATGGGTTGTCGAGAGTTCCAGGTTCCAGGTTTAACTTACTCTCAATCTCTCTGGCTAGCGGTGAACCCATATTGCGCGGGTTACCACTCTTGCTATCCACGGCCTGATTTTTTATTTGGGATAAGGTTGCGTCAGTTTTAGACCGGCCGAGGGCAAGGTTTAGATTGGCGATAGTCTTATGTCGCCTAATAAGCTCTATCAGCCACTCCCGTCTGATTTCTTCAACTGTCTGCATATCAACCGTCATTATTCAAATTTTGATTCCCCCTATTGAATAGCACTTCGCTAAGCGCAGGAAGAGGCGTAACGCTATTGACATGTAATAGCGTTACGCTATCATGCCATTGTTGCAACCTGAGAGAATTCAAACCATATGAACTTGAAAAACTACACCACTAAAGAAAGGGGGCGTGCGGCGAGTTTAGGTCGAGAGCTGGGAATCCCCTCCGTTCTCATTTCACAGTGGGCAAATGGCACGCGCCAAGTGCCCGCAGAGCGTTGCCCGGAAATAGAGAAAGCAACGGCCGGAATTGTCACCTGTGAAGATCTGCGGCCAGACGTTGACTGGAAATACTTGCGAGGAACTCCAGCGCAGTCTACCTCGGATTCAATAGATGAAGCCTAACCAACCCTCACCAAGAATGTAACTACCAAAGGGAAAACAAAGGAGTAGGTCTATGAAATACCATTTTAGGGAAACCCTAAATAATGCAGTTCCTACGGCGGTGAAGTCTGATGAGAGAAGCGGAGTAATGATTCTGGAAGGTGTGGGGTTTATACCACTTTATGACCATTGCCCAAAGTGCGGGTGTGACTTACAGAAGCTCTACGATACCCCAGATAACAAGAAGCAGGCCCACGACATCGAGAATAATACCCATAGGACGAACGCTTCTGAGGTGTCCGGCGATCTTTCCGTAGGGTCTGTTGAGGTTATCGAGCATGAGTTGTTCTCTGTAGGGGTGATTAATCCACTCCCCAATACCCCAGAAGAAAAAACCGATGGAAAGCAAAGCCGTGGCTTTTACGGGGTAAGCGGGAATCAAGCCAGCCCCATTCATAAGGAAAATGAATCCTCCAGCGACGATAAAAACTTTGTACCAGTAGTCAACAGCAAGTTTAGAAAGTGGATTTTGCATGTTCGGAATTTCCTTTTCACTCCAATTGGCAAATTTTAAGCGAAGGAATTGCTAAATGATAGACCTGAAATCAGTAGTTAAAGCGATGTGCAAAGCCTATCCCGGTGGTCGGTCGGCAATGGCTGGCGCTCTGGGCATGACTGAAACGCAGTTCAACAACAACCTGTATGAAAAAAACGGCTGCCGGTTTTTCGAAATTGTTGAGCTGGAAGCGATGGAAGACATCAGCGGCACCAGCTATCTGGCTGAGTATTTTTCCCAGCGCCGCGGCGGTCTTTTCGTGGACGTTCCGCAACTGGAGGAACTGGATCAGGTTGAGCTGTTCAGTAAGAGCATGCGCACTGCTGCACATCGTGGACACGTAGACATGATTATTCAGTCATCGCTTGAAGATGGCGTGATTGATGAGACGGAAGCTGAGCAGATCATGAAATATCACCGCCGTCATTTAGCTGCGCGTGATGCAGAAGTTCGGGCTGTGCTGGCGCTGTTTGGAAAAAAGCGGAAGGCCGGAAAGGGTGACGCCCCAAGTGTGCAGCTTGAGGCGTCGGGTGCATTAACTAAACAGTGTGGAGCAATTAACGCATGAACAGTTTACTCATAAAAGCTGGCGTTCCGCAAATCCGGTGTGTGGCAACTGGCGGTACCGCATGCTCTCTTTCGTACGAAGTGATTATCGATGGTGAGTGGGTGCCCTGCAACTACCAGTTCGCGGCGTGGTGGGTAGGTTACGTCCGCCAGAGTAGCCAGAAGGTGACGGCATGTCTGAAGAAATCCAAAAGCTGGACAGGCGTTACAAGGATTGGCGGGGCGTTGTGGTACACGTCGTGGGCTTCGACCGATCGGGCGGCAGAGTCATCTTCATGCGAGCAGGTTACCCGCATGAGTGCGCACAGCCGGTTGAGTTATTCCGATCGCGGTTTGAGAGGTTGATTGATGAGCCGGATATTTGAAATCGTTCAGGCCATGTCAGGGCAGGGGAATTGCATCACGATCCCTGCACCCTATCTGGACTTTGTTTTCGGTGACCCGCAGGCGCACCTGTTGGGCGCTATTTTGAATCAGCTGGTCTTCTGGTCAGGCAAGCCGTCTTCTCAGGAAAATGGCTGGTTCTACAAGACGCACGAAGAGTTGGCGGCAGAGATTCGCGGCGTGAAACCTGATCAGGTTCGTAAGGCCGTGGACAAGCTGATCACCAAGTACTTGCCTGGCATCATCGAAGAGGCAAAGCGCCAGGTTAATGGCTCTGTGAAGAAGCATTACCGCGTAAACGGCGATGCGTTAATTATTAAGATTTTCCCTCCAAAAGCCGCGTCAGCTATGGGTTCGGCAATATTGCCGAATGGGAATGGCGATATTGCCGAACCGGAACGGCAAATAAGCCAAACGGGAACGGCAGAATTGCCGACAGGGAACGGCGATATTGCCGAACCTATTCTCTATACAGATCATTACTCAGATCAAAACAAACAGATCATAAAACCCTCTTGTCCGCCGGCTGCGCCGACAGACAGGGAGGAATTTATTTCTGAACGTTTGACGAGAGAAGCGACAGAAGTTGTTCAGCACCTGTCAAAACTGACCGGCGTTCAGTTCGAGCTGACGGACGGCAACCTGCAACACATCCGTGCACGCCTGCGAAATGCCACGGCAACCAAAACTGAAATGCTGGTTGTTATTGATCACCTCGTTGGCTGTTGGCTGGGCACCAAATACGCCCGCGGCCTGAACCCTGCAACCATTTTCGCTTCTGAGAAATTCTCTTCCAACCTGCTGGCAGCGAAAGCGTGGGATCAGTCTGGGCGTCCTGCATGTTCCAGTGAATCCAGCACGACAGGAAATGATTCCACGGTTGACACAGCAGAGCGCGACGCTGCATATCGCCGCTTTACCTCCGGTGTCGGTGCAACGAAAAAGCCGAGCGATCTGGAAAAGGCTGTCCGTACCGAGGCCAGCAAAGCAGGTGTTCGCAATATGGGACCAGCGTATTCACAGCCGTGCTGGAACAAGATTTGGAAAGAGTGTGCCCAGCGCCAGCAGGGAGTGAAAACAGTATGACACAGACATTTCAGCAATTAGTGATCGCGGAGCTTATGCGTGATCGCACACCTCGTACCTGCTCAAAAATTGAAGCGGATGTTATCCGGAATACTGGATTTATCCCGCCGAAAAACAGGACATCTGGAGCTCTCTGTGCGATCGGAAAAAAACCGCAATTTAACATTGTGATTGGCCATGCAGGTTTTAAAAACACGTATTTCCTGAGTGATAAACCAAAGCCTGTTGCAGAGAAATCGACTGTTGACCAGCCAGAGCGTCCAGTCAAAACCTTGGCTGAAATCAGCGCTGAGTTTGAACGCAATCTGTGGGCAGCACGTCACGGAAGGGGGCAGGCATGACATCTGAATTCGCAAGCACAACACCGATCGAGCACAAAGACCGCTGGCAGACACCGATGGAAGTATTCACTGCGCTGGATCTTGAGTTTGGTTTTTATCTTGACGCCGCCGCTGACCACCAGAACGCGCTTTGCGCCCGGTACCTGACAGAAGCCGATGATGCGCTGGCCACCGAATGGGAGAGTTACGGCGCAATCTGGTGTAACCCTCCATACAGCGCGATCAACCCGTGGGTTGAAAAGGCAGCAGAACAGTGCCGCGTCCAGCACCAGCCGGTAGTTATGCTGTTACCCGCTGATACCTCTACTGGTTGGTTCTCGCTGGCGCTGGCCACCGCCGACGAAATCCGCTTTATCACCGATGGGCGCCTGTCCTTCATCAACGCCGGGACCGGTAAACCGGGTAAGAACGGCAACAGCAAGGGCAGTCTGCTGGTTATCTGGCGGCCATTCATCAAACCGCGCGGGCAGTTCACCACAGTTTCCCGTGACGTGTTGATCACTGCTGGCGCTGATTACCTTCAGGAGGTGGCTGCGTGAACGAATTTCAGAAAATCTGGCTCGATGCCTACCGCGATTACCTGAAGGCCATATCCATCACTGGTGAATACTGCGCGGCTGATTACACCGCGGCGCGGGAACATGCTGACGCAGTGTTGAACAGTCTGATCAAAGCGGGGGAGGTGAACTGTGATTGATGAACCGAAAGACGACAGTGAAAACGTGCTGGCCTTCACCAAGCGATTTGATTCAAACGCGGATATCAAAGAGAAGCTCAACCTTGTGAAAGCCGATAAGCCTGAGCATGCGCCATATCGTTGTGGTCATGTGAATGTTTTAGTCGACGAACACCTTCGTCAGCTTACATGTCGGCGCTGTGGTGCTGTTGTTGATGCGTTCGACTGGATTAACGCGCGCGCCGAGGGAGAGCAGAAAATCGAGTGGGAACTTAAATCCTTGCGTCGGGAAGTAGTTGAACATCGTGAGGGACTGGAAAACCTGAAACGGGAAGAGCTGAACACGCGAAACCGTATTAAAAACGCCGAAGCAAAACTGGCGAAAATCAGCATGGAAATCGCAAGTAAAAGTATGGCAGCTGGTATTCCGGTCGCCGCCGTTACCCGCGACACGTACACCGACGCGGAGAATTCATGATGCAACTAACCCTGCCATTCCCTCCGAGCATCAATGGTTACTGGCGAGCTACAAAAACCGGCGTAAAGATCAGCTCACGTGGTCGGATCTTCCGGTCGAACGCGCTGGCGGCGATTTATCAGCAGTTGCGCAGCCGCCCGACGGCACTACTCACCGAACTGGATGTGCATCTGGTTCTCTACCCGCCGACCAGGGCGAAACGCGATTTAGATAATTTCCAGAAGGCTCTGTTTGATGGCCTGACCCATGCGGGGATCTGGAAAGACGACAGCCAGGTGAAACGAATGCTAGTCGAGTGGGGACCAGTGACAAAGGGCGGCAAGGCCGAGATCAACATTTCAACGTTTTCAGTGGGGGAGGTGTAATTTGCGTTTTCAATCTCTTTCAAATCAATGTACGGTTATCCAGTGCAAAGAACGCTCTCTGTGCAGTCGGTTGCAGCCGACAGGGAGCCAATTAAACGTAAAGTGTGGAGTGATAAAATGAACAATTCGATTGTTATCGAAGGTATTTCTGTACGTCAGCACAATGGCGGTAACTTCTGCCTGAATGATTTGCAGCGTGCTGCTGTTGCCAATCCCAATGAAACCCGCTCTCCTCGCTCTCTTGAAGTTTATGAGTTCATGCGTCGCGTCGAAACCGTGACCATGATTGAACTGCTCAATAAAGAAACTACGGGAAATATTCGCATCGCCCCGGTTATAACTGTTCCGGGACGAAATGGCGGAACCTACGTGTGCAAAGAGCTCGTTTACGCTTATGCCATGTGGATTAGCCCCGAGTTTAACCTGAAAGTTATTCGTACTTTCGACGCGGCAACGATCAGGGCTCGCGAAGCCACAGCAAACGACATGATGCAGGCCGGTATAACTTTGCTTGGCTTCATGCGTAAAGAACTTAATCTATCAAATTCCTCTGTCCTTGGAGCCTGTCAGAAATTGCAGGTCGCCGCCGGCCTTCCAAACCTAGCTCCCGAATATGCCATCGATGCCCCAAGCGATGCCGTTGACGGATCCAGCCGCCCGACAATGTCACTCAGTACCGTTCTGAAGCAATATTCAATCCCTGTAACACCTGTTGAAGCCTATAAACGCCTCGCACGCCTGGGCATTGTTGAACGTCGCACCAGACCCAGCACCTCAGCAAAGGCCAAAAACGGCGAAAAGCAGTTCTGGTCAGTGACTTCAAAGGGTTTGCAATACGGGAAGAATATCACCAGTCCGAACAACCCGAGAGAAACGCAGCCCCATTTCTTTGAATCCAAGGTTCAGGAACTGATCAGGCTGATGGTAACGGCCACCGCGGCCTAACGGGGATTGAATGAGAGCATTGTTAAAACCGTACCCCCAGCGAGAGTTGGGGATCGTGCAGTTCGCGCTGCCGGCAGACCTGGTGAAGTTCTTCAGCAGTAAACGCCTGCTGATCACCAACGAGCCAGCCGAACTCCATAAACTGCCTGATGGTGTGGTACCGGCAGAAGCGCAGTCTCTATCACGTGACCCGCGCCTGTCTGGTTTCCTGTCATCACCAGCAGTAATCGCCAGAGTTGGCGGCATGGACGCGCTGACACTGTGGGTTAAACGCCACAGTGTGTGCCAGTGTCCGGACTACAACGGGGAATTTCATCACCATGAGCTGGTGCAGGTGCCCCGAGGTCGTGGCGTTGTCTGCCTGTGCTGGGCGCATGATAACGAGTTTCGGGAAACAGAATCGCCAAAACTGGATGCTATCGCGCTGGCGAACGCCGCCGAGTTTGTGACCGAGGCAATCCGGTACCGTTATGGGTTGCCGGACGGGCGGCACCTTACTTTACCGGAGCTGTGCTGGTGGGCCGTGACGAAAGGGCTGGCTCATTTGCTGCCGCCGGAAATTATTTGCGAAGCGCTGGGGGTTAAATACAAACCCCCGGGTGGTCAGGGTAAAGAAGCGGATGTGAACCCGTGGGAGAGGCAACCACGTGAAGAGCTGGCGAACAACATCAAACCGGTGCTGGCGCTGGCCATCGACCCTGAGACGCCAGAGTCTTATGCCCTGATCCCGAAGCGCCGCCGGTATGAGAACTCGAAATACACTCAATGGGTAAAGCGCCAGCCATGTTGTGGCTGTGGCAACGGGTCGCATGATCCGCACCACATCACCGGCAATGGCTTTGGCGGTATGGCAACAAAAGCGCATGACCTGTTCGTGATCCCGCTGTGCAGACGGTGTCACGACTCACTTCATGCGAATACACCGGCTTGGGAAGAAGAACATGGTGATCAGATGTATTTGGTCATGAAGACATTAGACCGCGCGCTGGCGACGGGCGTTATCGCTACCGGCAAACAAAAATAAGTGTGGAGACAGCATGAACCTTGAAACGATTTTGAAGCATTTTTCCCCGAAAGGGTTATCGATCAGCGACAGTTCCCGCGCGACGGCCAGTGATGCACTGAACATCACCGATATAATGGCGGCGTTAGGGATGACGCAGAGCGGCGCTGAATTCGGGTTGCGCCTGTTCCTGGCGAAAAATGGTGTCAGCAAACAGGACAAAACGATAGCTGTCGGCATGCTGACCCAGTACGCCAAAAAGCACGCGCCGAAGCATATCGGCAAAGTTGCTGGCCGCCGTCTGGCTGAATGCCTGCGGATTATGTCGAAGATGGCTTTTGAAGATTACGCCCGATCAGCTGCTGCAACTTCTACCTGTCCGTGCTGTTCTGGTACCGGATTCCGTGAAGAGAAAGAACAGGTAGTGAATGAGCTGGCGCTGAAGCGTGAAAATACCTATCCGTGGGAACGGCTGGATAACCCGGAAAGCATTCCATATGCGAAGGAAAGCACCATGATCAGCCGTGGCAGTTATGTTGAAGTTCACCGCCGCACTTGCCCCACATGTAAAGGTAAGAAAGTCAAATCAAACCGCTGTCGCTGCAATGGGACTGGCAGGGTCATGACTCGGGGGAGTGTAATAGTAATGGGAATACCAATTCCCGTAGAAAAAGAGTGCCCACGTTGCCATGGCGTTGGATTTTCCCGCCTGCCGGCATCAGTGGCCCACCGCGCTGTAAAAGCATTACTGCCAGACCTGCCGGAGAGAACATGGAACAACAGCTGGAAACCGTTCTATGAGAAGCTGATCACCAAATGCTTTATTGAAGAGTCGGCTGCGGAATCGGAATTTAAAAAGGTGACCCAGTGATTTAGACGTTGCAAAAGTTGCCGAATCTGGCTAGATTTATCCCAATGATGGAAAATTTGTACCTGATATCAAGCCTCGGCAAACGCTGGGGCTTTTATATTCAGCACATCAGGAAAGAGCATCGTCGTGAGATGTCAGACGCGTCCAATCTGTGACACTGGTGCCGGTGGGCGATGTCCTTTCCTTTGTGGTGACATAGCTATCAGGGCCGCATGGGGTTGACGCGTCATAAGCCTCTCACTCGGCGAACAGCTCGGAGCGGCCACAGCTTCCCTTCTGGAGCTTGAAGACCTGCAATGATTACGAATCGGTGGGCCATCCTTGGGATGAGGATGTTGTTTAGGTTGTGTTTTATCACGTTGGGATATTATTTCTTTGCGGTGAATCCCCCTATGCGGTGGGGCTAACCAGCTAAAGAAGTAAGATAGCCGTGACAGTTAGCGGACCATGGTTAGCTGGCCAATGGTTCACCGGGAGGCACCCGGCACCGCAACTTGAAATACAGTGCTTTTCAGTCTGCGAAGATGGGATTACCCGGAGTGATTGGAAAGCACATTCGCATGAGCGTTGGGATTTCATCAACATCACGTTGTGACCGCACTATTTCAGCGCTCAGCCGAATGTTAATAGAACCCGTTATCAAGGCTTTTTAGTTTTCGGTCTTTGTGCTATTTTCCGCGCCGTTGCAGTGGGGCAATGTGAATACAAGTTCATCGAATGTGTAAAAAGAACGGTCGTACCGGATATATCCTTAAACGACGCCGGAGCGTTACCGGCATGATCCCCACTGCAACAACTAGCTGACGAAACCCGCCGATATGCGGTTTTTTGCGTTTAAGAGGCTGCCAATTTGGCGGCCTTTTTTATGTCGTTAATTTGATTATGAGGGTTGTAGCCGTGAAAAGGGACTTGTCGAAGTCCTGCCGGTTTAATTGCAGCGCTGAGTGGTTTGAAATAGAATCAGCTCGCTTAAAATGATCGTCATCATTAGAACTTCATGGTTCTGTCACATGACATGCAGGGAATGAAGTCTGAAGTTTGTTATTAGTTACAAGATGTTATTGAGTAAATCAAAGCTGTAGAATTTGTGTTAAATTCTCCTTTCTAATGATAAGGGAGAATCATATGGCTTCACTTTTTAATACAACAAATAAATCTGCACGCAATTACATCACTGCGTTATGGGCTGGTTTTTTAGGTGGCAACATAGCGAGTTTTGTAAAATGGGGTACAGAGAGTGTGCTTCCTCCGAGAACTGCGGATAGAGCAATCCCACCCGCTGAAATGCTTAGCGATTTTGGTTTAAAAGTTAATGAAATGGTCTACACATACTCAGGGCATATTGTTAACTGGGGTGTATCAGGTGTACATCATCTCTTCTCGATCGTCTTTGCGATGTTTTATTGCCTAGTTGCCGAGGTCTTTCCTCAGATAAAGCTTTGGCAAGGGGTCGCTTTCGCAATACTAGTCACAATCTGCTTCCATGGCATTGTGTTACCACTGGGTGGGTGGGCCCCCCCGTTATGGGACTTACCACATGATGAAATAATCTCTGAAACTTTTGGTCACATAGTTTGGATGTGGACAATTGAGGTTTTCAGGAGAGATATCCGCAGTCGTATGACAAAAAAAATGGATCCAGAATTCGAATAACTGTTACCTATCCCAGCAGAAAATAAAAAAGGGTCGCCTACTGGCGGCCTTTTTTATTTCCCGAATTTAGCGTCCGATAAAAGAGTCAGCTCATTCTCATGAGTGCGTGTGGTCGAGACTCTATTCCCTAAGACTATGTACCCAACCGGCAGACCGGAGGGGGAGACTATGAAAATGGACCAAAGCTCAGGAAACATCGTCACGCAGTTTTTTGCGTGGTTCGCTGCGATAGCGGCCGCCTGCGGTTTCACCACTCAAGACATGATTTACATGCTGTTTGGCCTCATCGGTGTGATCATTTCTTTTGCGTCGTATGTCAGTGGTCGCCTGGACGCCCGCAAGGCACGAAAGGAAAATGAAAAGCGCACCAAAATCGTCAGCGACTATCTTGACGAAGCGCGCGCCAAACCAGCTCACGAAAAGCCAGCAGCCGCAAAGGTGATCAGCGAAGCACTTTCAAAAGCGGAAGGCTGATATGGCAAATATTAAAACCAAACTCAGCGCGGCAATGCTGGCGCTGATAGCTGCTGGCGCTTCAGCACCGGTAATGATGGCTCAGTTTGAAAGTGAAAAAGAAGGCACCAGCATTATTGCTTACGCAGATCGCGGCGGAGTCTGGACAATCTGTGGCGGCGTCACACGCGTTTACGGCAGGCCTGTTGTAAAAGGGCTGAAATTAACCCGAACACAGTGTGACACCATCGATAAAGCAGAACAGGCCAAAGCGCTGGCGTGGGTCGATAAAAACATTCACATCCCGCTGACCGAGCCCCAGAAAGTCGGTATTGCGTCGTTTTGCCCGTGGAACATCGGCCCGGGTAAATGCTTTCCTTCCACGTTCTATCGAAAGATTAATTCCGGTGACCGCCGCGGTGCGTGTGCTGAGATAAAACGTTGGGTCCATGACGGCGGAAAGGATTGCAACATTCGGGCTAATAACTGTTACGGCCAGGTGGTGCGACGCGATCAGGAAAGCGAACTGACATGCTGGGGGCTGGATGAATAACAATTTACCGATAGTGCTGGCCTTCGTAGCTGGCACTGCTCTTGCCTGGTGGGTTGAAGGTTTGCGCTGGGACGCCGACGTTTCCAAACTGAATGAAGCCCACAATGCAGAACTGAAGAAACAAAGCGATCAGGCCGTGATTGACCTGACCAACCAGCAGAAGCGCACTGAAGCGGCACAAACCGCACTGGCGGCGCTGGATGCGAAGCACACGAAGGAAATGGCGGATGAATATGCCAAGAATGAGAAATTGCGCGCTGATGTTGCTACTGGTACTCGCCGGGTGCGAATCGCCGCAGCAAACCTTGCCACCTGTCAGAACGTCGGGAACAGCACTTCCGGCACCGGCAGCCTGGGCGATGCAGCACAAGTCGAACTCTCTGGCGCTGGTGGACGAGCTGTTCTCGATCTCCGAGCCAGCGCCATTAAAGACGATCAAGTGATCCGATATCTTCAAGACTACATCCGTAAAATTTCTAAATGAAGGATGATCTTTAAGACTTTTTGCAACTTCAATTTTCCCACCTCCTACTAAACTTAAAGCGTTATGTTTGGTTAGGGAGGAACCATATGGCAGAGAAAGATGCATATTCCATCTTATTGGAAGCCTCACATGGGAAGTTGAATTCGAGTGATCTATATAAAGGAAAGCCAGTCAATTCAGTGATTGAAGTTGCTCTAGATGCGATAAACGAGCTTGAATTGGAGATTCAAAGGCTAAATTACATTATCCGACAAAAAAACAAGCTACGTTAACCGCCTTTAGGCGGTTTTTTTATAACTGCAATTAGGTGTAGCTAAATGACGAACAAAATCTATTTGAGCTTTAACCGTCTTTATACTTTGAAAGATGGCGATTATCACGGTGCAACACTGACTTATCGGATTAAGCACGGCGATGACCTACTGGCGGAAGGTGAAATTAATGGGAAATCACTTTCACCTTTTATCAGGCCGATCGAAATCGAAGAAACAGAAATCACCCGGCCCCTGACAGTTGAGTACGTCTGTACTGGCAATGTGGAAAATGTATCAGCTTTCTCAACGATGTCGGACCCAGGATTTCGAATTGACCAAAGCGGCAAGGTATTCATCAATAATGCTCATATTTCCCAATCCATTATTAGTAATGCGCTGACTACCACGGGCGATGCCTGCGAGAGCAACGAAGAAAAGCGCATTAAAAAGTTGGTGATTGATAACGTTACCGAACAAATCACCAAAATGCTGCAACCAGGTGGACTTCTTTCTCGTAGATAAGCGGGGTAATTATGCAGGTCACTATTGATGGTGTCCCGTATGCGCCTGTGCGCAATTCGGGATCGCGTATTGGTATTGCCGTCAGTACACACAACCGGCCTGCTGTTCTGGCGAAGACGATAGAGCAACACCTGAAACACCTACCCGCTGGCGCTAAGTTCATCGTGATTGATGACGGCTCAGCGCCAGCAGCCACCGCCGCCGGTATTGAAGTAATCAGGCATGAGAAATCACTCGGGATCGTGGCTTCGAAGAACCGGAGCCTCGAGGCGCTGATTGATGCTGGCTGTGAGCATCTTTTCCTATGGGACGATGACGCTTATCCGATCAGCGATAATTGGCACGTCCCATACGTCGAATCGCCTGAACCCCACCTGGCTTACCAATTTCTTGATCTGGCTGGCGCTAAAAAACTGTACGACATGGCCGTGTTGTATCGCGATGACCGACATGTTGCCTACACCGGCCAGCGCGGTGTGATGCTGTATTACCACCGCAGCGCAATTGAGAAGATAGGTGGCTTTGACCCGATTTATGGCCGCGGCATGTACGAGCATCCCGATCTGGCGCTGCGCATCCATAACGCTGGCCTGTCAACGTGGGCTTTCGCTGATGTGACTGGTTCGGAAAAGCTGATTCATTCGCTGGATGAGCATGCAGCTGTCGAACGTTCTGTTCCACGGCCTGACCGTGAGGCGCTGGTAAAGCGCAATGTCGGAATTTACAACGGCAGGCGGGACAGTGGCTATACCGGCTTTGCCCCTTATCGTCGCGAACGTGACGTGGTCATCACCACATTACTAACCAGCCAGCCAGATCCTCAGCGTGCTGTTGTAATGAAGGCTGATGAATCAGCTCTTTCTTTCTGGTCGTCTTCGATTCGCGGCGCTGACGCTGTGGTGCTGGCCGACCAGCTCAGTGTTGCACCTGCTGGCGCTTCTCTGGTTATGGTGCCCGCGGTTCAGATGAGCCCATACTTTGCCCGCTGGGTTCACATCTATCAGCACCTCAGAGCGCATCCTGAATACCGGTTTGTGTGGTGTACGGATGGGACTGACGTTGAGATGTTGCGTGAGCCTTGGGCTGAGATGGTACCCGGGAAGATATACGTTGGCTCTGAGCATAAGACTTACGCTGACGGCTGGATGAAGGCGAACCATCACGGGCGCGCATATGGCGATTTCATTGATCAGTATCGCGATGAGCCACTTCTTAACGCCGGTCTCCTCGGCGGCTCACGTGATGACGTGATGGAGTTTGCACACCGGATCATCAGGTTGTATTACAGCATCGAAAGCCAGCGATTCTGGAAGATGGAGACAGCGCCAGCGACCGCGGTTGATATGGGTGCGTTTGGCATGGCTGCAAAGTCATTCGGTGACCGTGTTGTTACAGGGCCAAAGGTTCACACGGTCTTTAAATCTGATGATGGTATGGGTAAGGAGTTCGCATGGTATCGCCACAAGTGAGGTTTGCCGTTGTCTGTCATCACTCCCGCATGGAAATGGCATTAAAGCTGGCTGAGTCTCTCCCGGTTGATACTGAGCTCTTTATCGATAATTGCGATAGTGGAGCAAATGCAATCCACTATCGCGCCCTCGAATGGGCAACTGAGCAATCTTGCAGGGTGGTAGTGCTTGAAGATGATGCGCTTCTGGTACCTGGCTTCACTGAGTCCGTTCGTGAATGGGTGACCCGGTTCCCCGATAACCTTATCAGTTTCTATCTGGGCACTGGCCGCCCGCCACAGTATCAGCAGCAGATAGCAGCCAGCCTGATTGATGCTGATAAGCGGCGTGGCGACTACATCACGATGGACCGCTTGATTCATGGCGTGTGCTATAGCCCGCCAGTCAACGCACTAGATCGCATCATGCAGAACTGGAACCGCACCAAGGCCGCTGACTATGCAGTCGGAGATGCGCTGGGCGGCAAGGTCATCTATCCGTGTTACTCGCTGGTGGATCATGCCGACGGCGTCACGGTCGAGCGACACCCAGATAATCAGCCAAGGATAGAACGGCGGCGCGCCTGGCGTCTTGCAGGACCTACTGAATGGCAAAGCTAATGACACTCAAGCCCCGGCTGCAGGTTATGACGGCGCAGCGATTGAAGCCAATGGTTATCGCTGACAGCCGCATTACAGGATGGAAGTTACAGGCGCGTCGCAAGCGAATGTGGGCAGCCAGTCCGTGCTGTGCGGTCTGCGGACGCCTGACTGAATACCCGAATGGGTTTGAACTTGATCACATCGTATCGCTTTATCAGGGTGGCCCTGATACCGATGATAACTGTCAGATCCTCTGCAATGGCGATGACGGTTGCCATCGGAAGAAGACGCGGGACGACATGAAAGGAAGGTGAGCCCGT